CGAGAACCTATGATTAAATTAATGAATAACACAAGGTCATTATATTAATTTTTGAGATAAAAGGCAATTGGTTTAATGCTTAATTCTCGTCTTGTGGATCGTATGTATCCTCTCCATACAACCTAGTAATTTTACAGAATTACTACTTTTTAGGTTGACAAATTACTTCAGCACTAGTATACTAAAGGGATACAAGTAAAGAAGTAAAAGTTATGAACATTATACAGATATTCAAGCAATTTCCAACACAAAAAAGCTGTATTAAACACTTGGAAAAGTTACGCTGGGGTAAAACTCCTGTTTGTGTCTACTGTGGTTCTACTAATACCAATTTACTAAAAAAAGAAAACCGCCACCATTGCAACGGATGCCGGAAGTCTTTCAACGTAACTGTTGGTACAATCTTTCACGGCACGCATGTACCTTTGCAAAAATGGTTTTTACTTATTAGTTTAATGCAGAATGCTAAAAAAGGTTTATCATCACTACAAGCAAGCCGTGATATTGACATAAGCCAAAAATCAACATGGTCAATGATGCACCGCATTCGTAAAGCTATGAGTAACGATAACAGCTTGCTATCAGGTATTATTGAGATGGACGAAACATATGTGGGCGGTAAGCCTCGCAAAGAGAATAAAAAGGACGATGACGATGAGAATAATACACCAAGCCCTAGAGGTAGGGGAACAAAGAAAACCGCCGTTGTCGGTATGGTAGAAAGAGGCGGAAATGTTAAGGCTAAGTCAGTTACTAAAAACGAGCTTAATTTTTTAGACTTCTTAAAAATGATTAAGAAGAACATTAACGTAGCAGAAAGCTTACTAGTTACGGACGAGTATAAGGCTTACAATAGGATGAATAAAATAATCCCACATTACAGCGTTAATCATAGTAAGGAATATGTTAAGGGTGATATTCACACAAATACTATAGAAAGTTTTTGGGCTATCCTTAAGCGTGGTATTATGGGACAGTTCCACTGGGTAAGTAAGAAACGTCTTAACGCTTATATTGATGAGTTTTGCTATAGGTACAATACAAGAGAGATTGACGGCTCTTTAGTTCTTACAATGACCCTAGCCAATATGCTTAGTGTTAGAAGATAGTTATTCTTTAAGATTAGAACTATTATTTTCAATAATATCGAGCATTAAATCCATCGCGGCATTTACTACACCAAACATTCTTATCATATTTTTCATAGTCATATTAACTTCAGGATGTATAATAGGGTTTCTATATATATTTTTGATACTTCTTAAAATACTAATTAATTCGCTATCTTGGTTTTCAATTTTTTCTAGTGCATCAATATGGCCACCAATATTTTTAATGTTGGCTACTACATCTTTGTCAGAAAATACTTCGTGATATCTAATTATAACGACTTCAAAAATTCTCATTAGATAAAAAACACAGGCATCAGGTAAGTCAAAGGCAAAAGCTCTACCAAATGCTATTAAATCACTTTTAGTATTTGGTAATATTTTCAGTAAACACAAGGAAAAAAGATTTTCTGGAAAATACAATAATACATCCAGTCTATATGGACCCTTAGAGGTTGGTGTAAAAGTAGTTTGATAATTGAAATTATTTTTTAGTAAAAAATCTAACCCTAAAGCAGATTGACTAATCTGATTAATTGTCTGGATATCAATTATATCTGTCTCTAATTCTTTACAAGATTTAAGTTGATCAGATAATTCTTTTACATTAAGGTATACTGAACCTAATTCAAAGGTGTTCGTCAAATTATCTAATAAATTGATTGTAAAAGAAAAAAGATTGATCAATTTGTTTTTTTCTTGTTCACCTGTTAGCAATGACAATAAATAAAGATTTTTACCTAAATCAAAAATATTATTTATATTTATTAATATCATTTTTTTCTGTATTTGATTATTTAAAACCATTATATTTACCTGTTAATTATTTTATCAACCTAAAAAGTAGTAATTCCGTATTAAAGTTCTAGACGTTTAATTGCCCTCTGGCGGAGTTCTCCTGTAGGACTGATGTACTGATATAGTGTATTTCTTGTGATCTTCAGCTCTTTGCACAAATCACCTACAGAAGTATCACGATTTTTCATAGCTACTTCAGCAAGGCGCACTTGTGCTTTACTTAATTGAAATTTCCTACCACCATTCGTGAGTAAGATCGGTGATAGTTTTGACTAAGTGTGAGAGATTACGCCCTAATCTGTCAAGTTTCCAGACCACTAAGACATCATGTTCTCTCAAGGATTTTAAACAAGCCTCTAATCCCGGTCTTTTATCATTTCTACCTGAGGAATAATCTTCGTAGATATAAGGCTCTTGTACGCCGTGTGCTTTTAGAGCATCTAATTGGAGATTTGTTGTTTGAGAGCCGTCTGCTTTTGAGACTCGCATATAACCGACAAGCATAATATTTGTAATTTTTCACCTGTTTAAATAACAACTCAATTAAAACATGTATTTTTAAATAATGTGTCGTTCATTATATCATTTATTCAATGTATTGTAAACCTATTATCAAATAAATGACAAATTGTGTAAAACTTGTCTTTCAACTGTACGATTTTTTCGTACTTTCGGAATTAAGAAAATCGCAACTTTTCCTTATCATTCTCTGCAAAACCTTATTATATGCTGATTGCAGGTTGCGGAATTGAGAAAATCGCAACTTTACTGAAAAAATCGCAATATATTGAAAACAAAAAGATTTCCCCGAAAGTTCATGGGTTTTTCCCCTTTAAATATTTCCACAGTTGGTGGTGGGAAAATGTGGCAAAAAATCCTCATTACCCCCCCCACACAGTTTTAGACTTAAGATTGAGAGTTGACAGTTTTTAAAGCATTAGTTAGCGTTAAATGGCTAATGGTGACTGAAATCACTGTAATAAGCGTCTTCCTCATGCTGGGGGTTATGTTATCTATAAGTGCCTCTGGCGTGAAGGATATCATTGGTTTATTACGACTATTTCAGAGCCCCTAGCACTTTCATCAATTAAATATAGTAATTTATGCAAGACACAGATTCTTGGGAGGTGGTAGTATCCTCTCTTATATCTCAACTTAAAAATATCGAAGCAACTTTAGAAAACCAAAATTTAAGCGTAGAAGAGTATCTACAACAAAATAGCGACAAAGCAGAAAGCCAGCTTTTAGAAACACAGCTTAGGTCAACCCAAACCTCATTTGAAAGGATGGAGGATAAATTACACGATATGATTATTTATTTATGTCGTGCGATGACAGTAAGTAAGGTTCATCAGTTAAGCAATTTACTTGGGGAGGTTGAGCATGGAATGGAACAGTGATGACCCATTCGTGAAATGGGTTACTAGGGCTTATGTTATAGGAGTATTGATCGTGATGCCCACGGCTTATTATTTGTTATTGGGAGAGTATTTATGATTAAGTTTAAAGAGTTAAAAAACTCCCTAAACTTACGAGTAAATTAATAATCAACAGCGGGAAACCTTGATTAAGATAATAAATAACACATAATAATCATAGCAAAGTTTCTTTTGATTGTCTAGTCAATTGTACGATTTTTGCGTACAATTGACCCAAAAATATCTAAGAATTTATTGACTCTTTCTCAAGTTTAACAAAGTAGAACAATGCTATTGTATAAGCAATTAGTGTAAAAGCAAAAAGACCAAATATCCCCCAGTTTCCACACCGGTCAACTAATAAAACTAACCCAAAAGAAGTTACCCCAAACATTAATGCTCTTCCACATGAGTAGGCAATCCCTGTCTTTGTAAAACGTGTCAAGATGGGAATATATTTATAAAAAATAGGGAAAGCTGGCATTCCATGAACAGCAAAAATTATAAGTAAATATTGGATTATAATTAAATGATAAGGCTCACTTAGATTGTTAAACAAATAAAGTGAAATAAAAATTACTATTGAAGATATTAAAAGTTCAACTTTTAATATCTTCAATGGATTTACATAATAACTAATCCAATATACAGCTATTCCTCTAAATAAACAGGCAAAAGAAAGAATAAAGTTGTTAAAAATAACCTCTGCAGATGAATAGTTAAAAAGACTTTTTAATAAATCTCCGCAATAAATATAAGCAAAATAATAATATAATGGATAAACACATTGAATTGTAAATAAAGCAAAGAACACTTTTTTAGTTGGGTTACTCCTTTTTAGTTCTTGTTCTACTATTTTCTTTGCTTCTTTATAAGAAAGTTTAAATTTCTCTTGTATTAAATTGATATGAGCTACCATGTTAGAAAAATCCTTAGTTTCTAATAAACTTCTTCTTATGTAGAGTCCAAGAAATCCAATAAAAGCACCAAATAAAAAAGCCCACCGCCAATTAAAATCATTCATTGTAACTAAAGAAGCTATACCTAGAGCAGCAGTTCCACCTAATGCTCC